ATGATTTTACTGTAATAACTTTATAAAAAATTAAGGCTAGATTATTCTAGTCTTTTTTTATGTAAAACTATATTTATAAAAAAATAATTATGTTTGACTTTTCCGGTTGTATCGGATATAATAAGAATATACAGTTTGAGAGGTGATAAATTGACTGAAAAAGAAATAGCAAAAAAAATGTATTCAAAAATAGATATGAAAATATTTGAAAAAAAGTTAACTTATCAAGAAGTAGCTAAGAATATAGGCACTTCAAAGCAGAACTTTTCAGATCAGATGTTAAATCTGAAAGGTGGTAAGTTTATAAATTTAAGAACTTTGCTAAAGATACAAAACTTTTTAGGTATAATTAATAAGTTTTTATATCTAATTTTTTTTGAATACTGTTTCCGGTATACCCGGAATAACAGCAGGAATATTCCTGCCTTTACTAGAGAGCATACTGTGCTTTCTAGCAGGGGGTGGAAGGGTGAGAAAACAAAAGAATAGAAAATGCAAAAGATATGTAAGGAAACAAATTAAGAAGATGCTAAAACAAGTTAATGAACTTTTGAAAAATACTGATATAAAAATAACAGGGCTCTAGTTAGTTAATTATTTGAAAATATTTTTTAGTTGTTTTTCAAAATAATAATGAGTAGCAGATTCTAGCATTTCTTGCCAACTGGAAAAGTTAGAGTTTGCTTTAACTTCATTATCAAGTTGTTCAATATTATTTTCTATATCTTCATTGCTAGTTATAGAGAATTTATTAAATAATTCATCTAAAGTATTAAAATCAGTATATTTTCTTAAAAAATTTTCATTTAGTAAATCTGTAAGCAGTACTTTTTTAGTCCCTTCCATTTCTTTTAATTGTTTAGAAGCTTTTTTAAGTTTATTTTGTAGCTTATCTAAACCTTTTACTTTAATCATTTTGCCTCCTTTAAAGAGCCCTGTGATATTATTATAACTTTTTGAAGGGTTTAAATCAATGTTAGAAGGTGATGAAATGTCAGGATTTACAACAGCAGGAATTATATTCTTTTCTGTAATAGCTGGTATAGCTATTGGTTGGATATGGAAGGGAAAAAAAGATAAAAATATAAAAAAATAATTTTTGAATATCATTTTGCTGACGTCGGCAATATGCTTGTTGATGTCAACAAAATGGTAGTTTGCCTTTATTGGAGCATATCAGCAAGTGCTATGAATCACTTTCCTGAATATAAAATCCCATAAGTAAGCTGGTATGTTCCAACAAGGGCAATCACTCATTATTATTTAGTATTAATAAAAAAATTGGAGGTGAATCCCCCTTTAAAAAATTTGTTTCCAATTTTGTGCCCTTGGAGGAGATGAGGACATTCAAATAATTAAATATTAGCGGCAATTTGGTTGCTCTCCGATTGATCGTGGAGCTTGGTTTATAATTTTTTAAATTTTTTTCTTAATTTTTAAATTTTTTTCTTTTTTATAAAAAACTAAAAACAATAAAAACTCTATATAGCCCTCACACGAGGGTAGTATGGGAATGTAGCCAAATGGTAAGGCGAGTACTTTAACAGGTACGGAGGATTTGCAAGTTCGATTCTTGCCATTCCCTCATCATTGCATTTTTGTACCTTCCTGTGTCTCTCACACGAGAGAACTTATGGGGATGTAGCTCAGTTGGTAGAGCGTACGACTTTTAATCGTGAGTGTATCAGTTCAATTCTGATCATTCCCATCACCACTATAATTTCCAAGAAAAAAATTCAGTTTTCGGGGGTTTCTGTAAAAAATCCCTGACATTTTTATTTTATATCTGCTCATCATTTCCAAGCCAGTGGTTCTAAGGACTTAGGAAATGGTGGGTAGTTACAAAATAAAAAAGGGAGCCACTGGCAACGACTCCCAATAAGGAGGACATATGGAAAGAAATTCTATAAAACAGTTACTTATGAGTAGCAATTATTTTATCTTAAATAAACAACTTGTAAAAGCTCTTGGAATTGAAACAGCTTTTTTATTAAGTGCGTTAGTAGAAGCTGATGATCAATTAGCAGATGAAGAAGGTTGGTTTTATCAAACTTCAAAAACTATTGAAGATATTACAGGGCTTTCAAACTATAAGCAAAGTTTAGGTATTGAAAAATTAATTGATTTAGGAATTTTAGAGCAAATCAATAAAGGTATACCTATGAAGAGATATTTTAAAATTAGTTATGAAAAGATTCAAAAACTACTTTTTAAAAAATTTGAAAACTGTACTTCAAAAAATTTAAAAACTAGTTCTCAAAAAATTTCAAAGAATAAAGAACTAAATATAAATAACATAGATAAAAAACTAAGAGATAAAGAAATAAAAAAAGATGATGATAATATAAATAACCTAGATGGTATAGACCAAGAGGTTAAAGAAGTCAAGGAAGATAAAAAAGAGGGTTCGCCTAAAGGCTCATCATCTCCTTTTGATATAAAAACTTTTAAGGAGATAAAAGATATTGTATCTAAATCAACTGGAGTAGATAGATTTA